AGCCCGCGTTGCGGCTCGTCAAGAAGAACGCGAAGCAATCAAGGCCACAATTGCCGAGGCGCAAAAATATCAAGACATTTTGTTGGCTCTATCTGACACCAAGATAACTAGCGAAGAAATTGCAGTCTTGGCCGCTAAGTGGGGTCTGTCAACAGATGCTGTCAAGAATTATCTTGCACAGTATTTTGCGGTTGCAGATCAGAAAATTACTGATGACGAAATCAAGTTATTAGCAGCAGCGTGGGGTCTAACAACCGAACAAGCTGAAAAGTATCTTGACTTCATCAACGCACTCAAAGATTCCAAACTTTCCCCCGAAGAAATCAAAGATTTGCAAGACAAATGGGGAATGACAGTTGCAGAAATTGAGAAGTATGCGGACTTCGTTCTCAAAGTTCGTGATTTCAAAATTACCGATGACGAAGTCAATGCACTTGGAAAAGCATGGGGATTGACTGACGCTCAAGTCCTCTCATATCTTGCAAACATTGGCGTTCCATTTGATTACAATGGCAAGTTCATTGATCCTGTTAATGGCATCGGTAAGGCTTGGAAAGACACGACAGGCGCAGTTGACGCTTACATCAAAAGTGTTGGCGATGCCGACACTGCGCTCGGAGTTTTAGCAACTAACGCAACAAATAATGCGGCAACAGTCACCACTGCTCTTGGTAATGCCACCGCAGCCGCAGGTGCTTTGGCTACCGCAGCAGAAGGAGCATTAGCAATTGCAGACGCGGCACAGGCAGCCGCCGAAGGCGCAATCGCAACCGCGCAGTTGGCATCAGCGCAAGCAGAGGCAGCAAGAGCAGCAGCCGAAGCAGCAGCCGCCGCGATTGTTGAGGCAGAGGCAGCAGCAGCCGCCGCACGAACGGCCTCTCCAAGTTTGCCACCATTAGTTTCCCCTGGTGATTTTGGCTCAAATACTGTGACAGGCTCCATCGCAAGTGGCGATTATGAATCAGGCATTTTCGGCCCGAACGCAGGCAAGGGAACAACTGTCAATGTGACAGTCAATGGCTCTGTGATAAGTCAAGACGATTTGATTAGCACTGTGCGATCAGGATTGCTCACAGGTATTGGCTCAGGCCAAGTCACCACTTTTGATCCAAGAGAAATTCCATAATGTCAGCGCCAGTTCTCGGAATTTCAATTGACTTCGCCAATGGCCCTGCCTTCGGCATCCCCCTCATTCTTGATGATCCGTCCACGCCTCTTGGCACAGGTATTTTGGCCGATGGCCCTGCCGATGTTGTGGATGTTTCCAATATTGCAATTCAAGTTGCCACTCGTCGCGGTCGCAATCGTATTCTTGGCAAATTCGAGGCAGGAACGGCCACTGTCGTTCTCGTTGATGAGAATGGCGATTGGAACCCTGAGAACACATCCTCGCCCTACTATGGCAAACTCTTGCCACTTCGTAAGATTCGCATTTGGGCAGATTATGATGACGGCATCACAACAACTCGTTATTATCAATTCTCAGGCTATATCACGAGTTATGACAACACCTTCAGGGTCGGCACAGATGCCATTCAGACCGTGACCTTGCAATGTGTAGACGCTTTCCGTCTGTTCAACAATGTCAGCATTTCAACTGTAAGTGGAACGCCTGCGGGCCAATCATCGGGGGCTAGAGTTGACGCGCTTTTAGATAGCGCAGCATTTCCAACCTCGATGAGAAATGTAGATGCCGGTGATTCAACTTTACAGGCCGACCCTGGCACTCAGCGCGACCTTTTGAGCGCCCTTGGAAATGTCGCCGAAAGCGAATTTGGCGCCTTCTATATGGACAACGAAGGCAACGCCACCTTCCTATCACGAAGCACTTTGTCAGAAAAGGCCGATCAAACTCCTACTGTCTTCACTGACACAGGCACAGGCTTGCCTTATGTCAATGTGGACTTTGCCTACGATGACACACAGATTTTCAATGATGTCACAGTGACAAGGGCAGGCGGAACGCCTCAGAATGTGCAGTCAACATCCTCAATTGAGACTTACTTCATCCATTCAGGTTCAAGGTCAGGAATCTTGGTTGAAACTGACCAAGAGGCTTTGGATCAAGCAACGATGATTCTCAACGCCAAGGCCAATGCGGTCTTTCGTATTGATTCCATCACTTTGAATCTCAAAGATACGAGCGATTCGGCTCTTGTAACTGCGGGCCTTGATTTGGACATTTTCAACCTCATCAATGTCACCAAGACAACGCCAGGGGCATCGTCGGTGACTCTTGAACTCTTCGTTCAAGGCGTTCAACATGATATTTCCAATCGAGTGTGGACAACAAAGTTGCTCACGGCTGAACCTATAATTCAGGCATTCATTTTGGATTCCGCAACCCAAGGTGTTCTTGATGGAACGCAAGGCGTTCTGTCTTACTAAATAAGGAGAAAAGATGGCCAAACAGACCTTCACCACAGGTCAGGTTCTTACCGCAGCGCAGATGACTTCGTTGCAACAGACTGCAATGAATGGCGGAGCGGCAAGTGCAAAGACCACTTCCTACACTCTCGTCGCTGCTGATGCGGGAACTGCAATTTCAATGACCAATGCAGGTGCAACCACAATCACAGTCAACACAGGATTGTTTGCATCAGGTGACACAGTAACCATCGTCAATCTTGGCGCAGGAACTTGCACCATCACCGCAGGAACGGCAACTGTTTCCACATCAGGTTCTCTTGTATTAGCACAGAATCAAGGTGGCATTCTTTACTTCACAAGCGCAAGCGCAGCACTATTCTTGCAGTTTGCAACACCGGCATCAGGCGACATTGAAGGAGTCACCGCAGGCACAGGTCTGTCAGGTGGCGGAACATCAGGAACAGTCACACTGAGCATTGCTTCTGCACAATCAGATTTAGTCATCAAAGGTTTTGAAGAAGATGTCAATGTGGTCGCCTCTGCTGCCACAGGCACAATCAACTTTGACGTGGCAACTGCCTCGGTTTGGTATTACACCTCCAATGCCACTGCTAACCACACCTTGAATTTCCGTTATGACGGATCAAATACTCTCAGCTCGAAGTTGGCAGTCGGCGATGCCATCACGCTAGTTTGGCTCAACACAAATGGCGCGACCGCGTATTATCCAAACGTCATTCAAATTGATGGTAGCGCAGTCACGCCCAAGGTGCCTGCTGCCATTAGCGCGGGCAATGCCAGCGCCATTGACGCCTATGTCTTCACTATTATCAAGACGGCCGCAACGCCGACCTATACTGTTCTTGAAACACAGACGAAGTTCGCATAAGGGGAAGCGATGTCGCCAATACTTCAGAGCCTTGCCAACGGATCGGCGCGTGGTTATGGCGCATTCGGTGGCGCTGCCGCTGCTGCACCTGCATTTGAGTCAATCGCTAGCGCAACTGGCACAGGCTCTAGCGGAACGATTACATTCTCATCAATTCCAGGAACTTATCAATCTTTGCAACTGAGAGTGAATATGATTGGCACTGTTGCTTCAAATGTGATTTTAGTGAGGTTTAATGGTGATACAGGCTCTAATTATGCCAGACATTATTTAGCAGGCAATGGTTCTTCAGTTACAGCAGGTGGTCAAGTTAGCCAAACTTCAATCAGTGCGGGACCTGATAATGGTTTTGACACTACTTATCCCGCAACCTATCTGATTGATATTCACAATTATTCAAATTCATCACAAAATAAAACAGCACGCATTTTTGCTGGAATGGACAAGAACGCCGTAGGTGGCAGCGTTTCACTTCACTCGGGTTTGTGGTTGAATACCAATGCAATCACTTCAATTAGTTTGATTTGTTCTAGTGGTAACTTTACCACCACATCTACTGCTTCTTTATACGGCATCAAGGGGGCATAATGCCAGCGACACAACTTGAAAGAATTGTTAGCCGCTTTGAAGTGCAGCCTAATGGGTGCTGGTATCACCCTTCAGTCCCCACTGCTAAAGGTTACGCACAGACAAAGTATGGCTGGCCTATTGCTAAATCAACGCTAGTTCATCGTTTATCTTGGATGCACTATAAGGGTGAGATTCCAGAGGGTATGGTCATAGATCATCTATGCCACAATCCTGCAGAGTGCAAAGGTGGCAATACCTGTCCACATCGCCGCTGTGTAAACCCAGACCATCTAGCTTTAGTTACCGAGGCTGAAAATAGCCACAAGACTGTAAGAGTTTTAGAATATAAAACACACTGTAAGAACGGACACGAGTTGAAAAATAATATCTATACTTACAACTCTAAACAAGGTAAGCGCTCTGGTTGCGCTACTTGTATGAATCGAAAGGTTGGTGTCTGATGCCTGCTACCTTTGAGCCAATAGCGACTACTACGCTTGGTAGTGCTGCTAGCACAATCACTTTCTCATCTATTGGAGCAGGCTATACGGATTTGAGATTGGTTTTGAATGGCAGTTTGACGGCAAGCCTTCAACTGAATTTGCGATTCAATAACATTTCAACTACTACTTATTCAATAACAAATTTGAATGGCGATGGGGCAACAGCGTCTTCAAGTAGAGGAACGAACCAAACTGAAATGAATTTCAATTATGGTTTCCTTGCCACTTCTGCTCAACCTATTTTAGCAACTGCGGATATATTTTCTTACGCTGGTTCTACAAATAAAACAACACTTTTTACTTTTCATCAAGACAGAAATGGAAGTGGTTTTATTGAGCGAAATGTAGGTTTATGGCGCGATACAAGTGCAATAACTAGATTAGACATTATTACCTCAACAAGCACAATGGCAGCGGGTTTTACCGCCACACTCTACGGAATACTGAAAGCCTAACTATGCCAGCCACATACACACTCATCGCAAGCAATACGCTTTCATCATCAGCCGCATCGGTTACCTTTTCGGCTATTCCTGCAACTTATACTGATTTGGTTTTGCGTTTGAGTGCTAGAGGAACTACGAGTGGAGAGCAAGAATCACTAGGTATAACTTTTAATTCTGATACCAGCACTAATTATTCTCGTATTTCTTTAGTAGGAACTGGTTCTTCAGCTTTATCTTTATCAGGAACTGGCGAAGTCAATTTATTAGGTTTAGGAAATGGCAGCACTTCAACGAGTAACACATTTTCTAATAGTGAACACTATATTCCCTCATATACTGTTTCACAGAAAAAACCAATCTCAGCATTTTTAGTGTATGAAAATAATGCAACAAGCGCGAGAATACATCCAACAGCATCTTTATGGCAAGGAACGGCAGCGATTACTTCAATCACTATCACACCACAATCGTCAGCTAACATAGCATCAGGCTCATCATTTTTTCTATACGGCATCAAGAACTCATAAAGGAGCAATAAATGGAAAAAGTAATCGTAGATTGCAGCACAGGGGAGACAACTGTCGTTCCATTGACTGCTGAGGAAATTGCAGAATTAGAAGCGGCAGTGGCACAGGCAGAGGCAGATCGTAAAACCGCCGAAGCCGAGGCAGCAGCCAAGGAAACCGCTCGTCAGGCATTGCTCAAGAAATTAGGCATTACCGCCGAAGAAGCGGCACTTCTTCTTTCATAAGAATCGTCTTCGGGGTCATTTCTAGGAGTTTCAATGGGCATCTCCACACGCCAAGTCACAGTCACAACCACACCAACCATTTTGGTTGACAATACTGCCGAGGCAGAAGAAGTCCATTTGCACGCCTCAGGCGGTCAGGCAGTTTTTTTGGGTGGCGCTGATGTCAACACAACTGCCGGTTTTCAATTAGACAGTGGCGAAAAGATAACTTTACAGAGCAAGAATAATCCCATTTATGGGGTGACCAATACAGGCTCAACTGTTGTGCAGGTCTTGGTGATTGGTCTATGACGGCAACAGATTGGGCATCACTCGCCGTTGCCATCACGACAATTCTTGGGTCTGTGGCCTTGGGCATCAAGTGGCTCGTGAAGCATTACTTGGCAGAATTGAAACCGAATGGGGGAAGCTCGATGCGAGATAAGGTGAACCAACTTGAAGACAAGGTTGATTTCCTCACCGATCTCGTCAAAGAAGCGTTGAAGCGATAATGTGCAGTAAGCAACGAGACAATTTTCTCCACATCGCAGGTGCCGAAGTCGGCTACATTGAAGGCCCTGCCGATAATGAAACAAAGTATCAAAAGGCCAACCAACCTTGGTGCGGTGCCTTCGTCAATTGGTGTGCCAAGCAAGTCGGACTCAAAATCCCTGACTGCACCTACACACCGGCAGGGGCAAAGGCGTTTGCCGAGGCGAAGCGGTGGCAGTTAGTCGCCGATGCCGAGCCGATGCCAGGTGACATCGTCTTCTTCGACTTTCCTGCCGATGGCATTGACCGCATTTCTCACGTCGGTATTGTTGAGGCCGTCAACGCCAATGGCACCGTCACCTGTATTGAAGGAAACACCGCCCCCGACACCAAGGGCGACCAACGCAACGGCGGTCAGGTAGCGCGTAAGATTCGCGCCTATAAGGTCAAGAATCGTGGCAAACTCAAGCCATCTCTGCCAGTGTTCATTGTGGGCTTTGGCAGACCTAAGTTCAAGGAGTGCAAATGCTCGACAAAGACAAAGTCATCGCAATTGTTAGCACCTACGCGAGAGCAGGAGCAGCCGCAGTCGCAGCCCTCTATCTCGCAGACCCATCGCGTCCTCTAAAGGATTATGTTGCCGCGTTTGCGGCCGCAGTCATTGGCCCTGTATTGAAGGCCATTGATCCTAAAGCGACAGAATTTGGTCGCGGAAGTAAGTAGAGAAATGCATCGGGGGAGAATCTTAGATGAGGCCAAACGCCTCACATCAACGGATCGCAATGAAATTTATGGCGACCCATACACAAATCACAAACGCATCGCAGACCTGTGGAGTGCTTATCTTGAAACTGAGATAAGTCCTTCACAGGTCGCTTTGTGTTTATGCCTCGTCAAAATTGCTCGCTTGATTGAAACACCTGAGCATCTTGACTCTTACATTGACTTAGCCGCCTATGGCGCAATTGCGGGGGAACTAGAATGCAAATAAAACCAAATCTGATTCTCATTCCTACTCGTGGCCGTCCACAAAATGCAGTTGAGGTCTTGCAGGCTCACAAAGAGTTCTCGTGTCGCTCTGACTTGCTCTTTGTCGTTGATACCGACGACGATGCCTTGATCGAGTATCGCAGCGCAGTGGGTCTTGAATACATTGTTGAGATTGAAAACAAGACTCGCGGAATGGGTTATCCCATCAACGCTGCTGCCAAAAAATATGCCAATGAGTATGAGTTCTTCACCTTTATCGGTGACGACCACAGATTCAGAACACCTGATTGGGATGTGGCATTGATGCGAGCTATTGGCTCACGCCCTGGCCTTGCCTATGGCAATGACCTTCTGCAAGGCGAGAGATTACCAACGGCCGTGATGATGTCTGCTGCCATTGTGCGCAGCCTCGGCGGGATGGTGCCACCGAAGATGAAGCATCTTTACCTTGACAACTTTTGGAAGCAATTGGGCGAAGACCTTGGAAATCTTGCCTATCTGCCACAGGTCATCATTGAACACTGCCACCCGATTGCCGGCAAAGCCGAATGGGATGAGGGCTATCGCACTGTCAATGACCGCGAGGTTTATTCTTTCGACGCATTGATGTTTGATAATTACATCAAGAGTGAGGACTATCAAGTTCTGCTCAAGAACCTCAAAAAATGAAGTGCATCGCCTTCTCTCTGTATGGCAATGAACCTCGCTACACCATAGGGGCAATCAAGAACGCCATTCTTGCTTCCCGCTACTTTCCGTTCGATGACGGATTCGTAGTTCGCTTTTATGTCGGTGCAAGTGTTGACCCTGTCATCATTAGCACTCTCAAGCTCGTCAAAGGTGTGCAGATTGTTGAAGTGGACTCGGCAGAGGATCACAATGGCAAGTTGTGGCGCTATTTCGCCTTCTCTGATCCGCAATTTGAGGCAGTCATTTGTCGAGATGTGGATGCTCGTCTGTCCTATCGTGACCGAATAGCCCACGAAGATTGGATGCAATCAGGTCTTGATTATCACATCATCAAAGACCATCCCACAGGTCACAACTACCCCATCTCTGCCGGTATGTTTGCAGGCAAGACTGCGAAGTTGCGATTCATGGAAAACCTTATTCTTACTCACAGGGACGGCTCGAATTACTACACGATTGACCAAGATTTATTGGCAAGCCACATTTATCCACTCATCATCACCTCAAGCCTGATTCACGATCCGTTCTATGAAACAGTCATTGAAGGCGACTCCATTCGCACAAGCATCGCCTTTGACGCACCTACGCCTTTGTCACACATTGGCGCTGCGCTGATGGCAGATGATAGTTTCTTCTTTGCAATTGACCGCGAGGCTCAGAGAGCATTCTGTGGCTCTGACAAATACCAATATGAACACGACAGGTGGGGGAAATGAAGATTCTGATTACAGGTGACGCAGGCTTTGTTGGCACTAACTTCAAGAAGTTGCTTGACAGCAAGAACAATCACATCACCGGCGTTGACATCAAAAATGGCACCGATGTTCGTGATTTCTTCGCTA